CTGTAAATCGGAACAAGATCAGGCATTTCATTAATATCAATATCTTCTTCTTCACCTTCTTCCTCACCTTCATCATGATCATCATTATTTTCAATTTCATATGATTCATAAATATAAGATAAGTGATTATTCATAAAATTGTCAATTGTATATGTATTAAAATTTTTATGATTTGTTTCAAATTCTACTTTTTGTGTGCTACATATTTTACCAGCTCTTTTTTTTATATATTTTAATTTAATTATTTTTCTACCAAAACTTGGATTAAATGATTGAAATTCAACTAATTTTTTAAATAATTTGTTTTTTGCTTCAATTTTATTTTTATTAACAAGTGAATAATCATATGATAACTTTAAATATATATATGGTTTAAAAACTTTAATTAAAATATTATCTGGAAAATCTTCTGATATATTTATTTGTTTTTTTTCAGATTTAAACTTTTTATTAAATTCTTTTATCATTTTAAAAATTTCATCTTTCAGTGTTTTTTTTGTAGAATTATTAATATAATTTTGAATAGAATATTCTCTCAAAACGTATTCATATGAGTTTACTAAATTAGTCATATTAAATTCACATTCCTTAAATTTTAAAAATATATCCAGATGATTATATTTAATAAATCTAATGTTAATACTTGTTTTAAGTATATAATCAATATAATATAATATAGATTTATCAAATGGAATATTATTGTAAGGGTTTTTAATACTAATTGGTTCAGAAAAAAACATATATGAATTTGTCAAAGATGTATATATTAATTTCAACAAATCTTGTATTTTAAATAAATATTTATTGTTAATATGATAAATACAAACTACATTTTTGTCATGAATATTAATTGGATTTAATGCCAAATCAGTTTCAACTACTAATTTTGATTTATTATATTTATATAAATAACAAGCTTTGTTAATGGTGTTATAAACTTTTTGTATTCTATAAAATAAATTTAATAATTCTTCTTTTTCTTTCGTTTTATCTAAGAAAAAAAAATTATTTAATGTTTCTTTTAGAAATTCAAATTTATTTTTAGATTTAGTATTCAAGTTACTATACAAAATATCAAAAAAAACTTTATATATACCATCTACACCATCACTTTTATAATTAGGTGAAAAAATATTATTTTTAAGACCTATTATTTTTTGAATTATTAAATTATATGTTGACATTTATATTCAATTAAATAATATAATTAATTATATTTATATTATTAAAATTTATATATTATACTTTAAAACCCTGGGTTATATGAGTTATCTCTATCCATATTTTCAGGCTTAATAGTAATAACATTATTTTGTATATTTATTTTATTAGGGCCGCAAGGATCGTCTGGACTACTAACATCTCCAAAGAATTTTTCTATTTCTTCATCAGCATCTACATATTTATATTCACTAGCTGCTTCAAGCTTTTGCATTTCTTCAATATCAAGAACAACTTGAAAAGCAGCAGTACCAAAGTGACCTTCTTGACCACACATAACATTAGCAGATATACCTCTTAATGTATCAAGTTCCGCATGTCTAGCTGCTTTCAAAAACATTTCTGGTGTTTCTTCAAACGATGCCTTAGCAATTGGTCCAATATTATCATTATTAATTCCGTGTCTAAATATGGAAATTAACTTTTGAGTAAATGTCATTCTATCTACTAAAACACTGTAATTATGGTAATTAATATATGTACCATCAAACTCAACAACCTCTACCAATTCATTATAAATTGCTTGTCTGGCAGCTTCAATACCAAGTACATTATATATTTCCACAATATCATTACTGAGTGTTCTAGTATTATCAATAAAATCAAGTCCAAGAACATCTAATAGGTTAGTTCCAATAGTATCAAGAACCCATATATCTTGTTTTTTATATACTCCATTAAGTTCAACAACATTATCTAATACTTTTCTAAGAATAACTTTATTAATACCTTCAATTCCTCTTAATACGACTTTTTGTAAAAGTTGGTCTTGGAAATTTTTCAAAATATAAATTTGGTCTGATTGATCAAGAGGATTTACTTTTGTTTTCTTTTGTCCACCCCTATTATTTCCTGATTTTATAATATCGACCATTCTAATTCTAAACACAAGTTTGTCAGAATTGAAATCTGAATAAACACAGCTAATTTGGTCTTCGTAACAACTCTTAAGTGTAAAATTAACATCGTCCATTGTTATATTTTTCTCAAGCATAACTTCAGGATCCATTACCATTCTAATTATCCACTTGGACTTTTCAGTTTCTCCTGATTCAAGACTTATCTCATTACACTGATCCACTAAATTTTCAAATGCTTTATATTGTTCAATACAATCTTTATCTTCAGAAATTAATGTATTTAAATCATCAGGATCAAAGCAAACTTCTGTAGACTTAACAATTTCCTCTAATTTGGTATGCTCAAGCATATACATAATTGTGCGAGCTTTGTCTTTTTGTCTCTCATCTTCAGGCTTAAGATAGACACTCAATGAAGGATTTTTAATGTCGCTAGATAAAGACAATATTTCTTCAATTCTTGGTACACCACGAGTAACATTTGACTTAGAAGCCACACCGGCAAAATGGAAAGTGTTTAAAGTCATCTGAGTAGATACTTCACCAATACTTTGGCCAGCAATCATACCAACCATTTCTCCAGGCGAAACAATAGCTCTTTTATAATCAATTGTAATCGTATCTAGTAATAATATTAAAGCATTTTTATTGAATCTCTTGATAATTGTTAATTCTTTTGGAGATAAATAATAATAGTATAATGTTTCAAACAATTCAGTTGGAGGTGAATAATGAATCTTTTTAAGTTTGTTAAAGTTATTCTTAATCAGCTCAAATGCTTCTAGTGGTGTAATATCAACTAGTGATGAAGATGTAATACCGCATTGTCCCTGAATATTGTTAATAACATAACTCAATGCTACAGGACAATTAATAACTTTGTCACCTTTATTTTTGAAAACATTTTTAATAATTTCACTTCTATTTTTTATAATTTTTTCAACCATATCATTCATTTCTTTTGCGAATTCAATTTGCTGCTTTTTAAATCTAGTCATCGTATTTTTAAGGAAAATGTTATTAAGTGTTTTCACTTTTCCAGATTCTTCAGGAATAAGATAATGATTGAAAATGTCTTGAATGCTCATTTCAACGATAGGTATTTCTTGATCTTCAACCTTTGTTGTATCTATTCCGTCATCACCATATTGGAATTGTACAATTTTATTTTTATTAGTTCTAACAGTCATATCATATTCAACTTTCAAATCTTCAAGAGCCTTGATGAGTCTTCTTTGAATATAACCAGTTGTAGAAGTTTTTACAGCAGTATCAATAAGACCAATACGACCACCCATTGCGTGCATGAATAGTTCTTGAGGTGTTAAACCATTAATATAAGAGCTTTCGATAAATCCTCTAGCACCAGGAGAATCATCATATTTAGTGTAATGTGGTAATGTTCTATGTTCAAAACCATAAGGAATGCGTTTTCCATCAACATTCTGTTGTCCAAGACAAGAAATCATAAATGAAATGTTGAGGTCTGAACCTTTTGAACCAGCTTGAACCATTGTAACAAATCTATTTCCTTCTGATAAATTTTTAAGACCAATTTTACCCGCTTCTGATGTGGCTTGATTTAGAATACTATTAACTTGTGTTTCGAATTCTTCCTCATTTGTTTTACCAGTATTATTTTCAAATACTCCTAATTGTACTTGGTCTATTAGATTTTTAACTTCAGTTTTTTTATTTGTTATAACTTTAATGATTTGATCATTTGTATTCTGGTTTGAAATTAAATCACTAATACCAACACTAAATCCAGCGGTTTTCATATATTCAGTTACAATATTTTGTAAATCATCAATAAATTTAGCTGATGCCATATTTCCAAAATCATTACATACACGCTGTAACAATCCTCTGGTTCTTCCACCTAATGCTCCTTTGTCCATTTGTCCTTTTATATATTTACCATTTTTGATTTCAAGTTTATTTTTCATTGTTAATGGTGGCATAATTTGGCTCATAATATTAAAATTTGAAACCATTCCTTCATTTTGTATATCTTTTAAAAGCTCATTTTCATTGATACCATTAAACATCATAAGTAAATTCATTGCTTGTCTTGGTGTGAATTTTATATTTTCTCTTGAAAATAGATATGACCCAAGCATAGAATCTTGATAAATACCAATAATTGATGCGTTATTTGCTGGACTAACAATTTGATAAGGAACAGCCGCCAAATTTTTCAATTCAGCCTCAGATTCTGGGTCTTGAGGCATATGTAAATTCATTTCGTCTCCCGACGAAGTCCCCAATGTTTCCAAGGGGGTCGGACTGTATCTTAAGCAAGTTCAGGATGGCTAATCCTTCATACCTCACCAACACCCGTTCAGTCTCTGAATGCCCTCCATAGTCTGCCAAACGACTTTAGGAAGTAACACTGCGGATTGCCCAATTCTTTAACGTTATTACCATTGGTTTCGGCTATTAACCGAGTTCCCTCAAAATGTTTCCATTATGAGGTGGTAGTTAAGGACTCTAAGGGGTTTCCCGCATCAAGGTGTTTTGCCAAATGATTCTTTAAATATTTTATAAATTCAATTGTATCTTGTTTGCTTTTTTCTAAAGGAATATGAACTCCACCAAAATCTGCTTTACATTTTTCAATGTAAACATACCAACCATATTGCGCATTATTTCTATTTAAAGGTTTAATATATTTTTCAATATCATCATCTATATTTTTGATGTTCTTAAACCTTTCTGCTTTTTTATCTTTAAAATAATTAATCACGCCATTTGACACTCTTTTTTTACTTTCGTCACTATGAGTAAATACACTACCTCCATTTTTAAGATTATATCCATTTGGATACAAACTATTTAATTCCTTAATGTAGTGTATTTCTCTTTCATCAGCTATTTCAACTTCACAGTATTCAATTAGTTCAACCATAAAATCATTAACTCCATATTTACGAATGGCGTTATTTAAATAATGTGATTGATTTTTTTTACTTGAAAA